GTTCCCCTTTTAAGAAAAGGGAGAAAAAGGGTAAAAATAAATTTCCTTTTGAAAATTTTAAAAGGTTTGGTGGTGAAGTATTGAATTATTTTATAACTTTTATTATTCCTATTTTGTCTCTAGATGTTGAGTCTTGGCCATCAATAGTTTTAAACACTTTATTATTAATAATTGAGGGAATATATTATGTGAGCAATAACGCTGTATACAATAATGTCATATTGCTTGCATGTGGATATCATATATATACATTTAATGATAACAGAATGCTAATATCGAAAAAGGACAAATCAGAGTTACTCTTTAATAAAGAAAAAGTTAACCAAATTGGAACTACTAATATTTTTTATCTGTGAGAATGATCCTGACATAAGATAATTAGTCAAACGTCATATTAAATTATGGCGTTTTTGTTTTACATAAATTTAGGAGTGACGTCATGGCAGTAATGATTCACAGCAAATACGGGTACGAGCCGCCTGAATGGGTGCAGGCTGATGCCAGGCTAGATAAGTGGTGTAAGGATAAGAAGCGTCGTGCTAAACAGCATGGCGCTTTTAGTTTGGATAAAAATAAGGAGGAAGCAATTATGAATTTTGGAGAAGTGCTTGAAGAATTAAAACGAGGTAATTGTGTTGCACGTAAAGGTTGGAACGGCAAAGGCATCTTCATTAAATTGAAAAAGGGAGAATCTTCGAACACTCCCAATAATCGTTTTAATGAGGTTATGACTCACGATTTCATTTATATTGACACGACTGGGCTACGCACGAACAATCCGAATGCACCTATGGATCGAGTTCCATGGTTAGCTAGTCAAACTGATATGCTAGCTGATGACTGGGTCGTAGTCGAATAACGATGACTAATTCCAATTAACGGAGGTGTGGTGGTATGTAATGAAACGAAAGTTAACGCCCAAACAGCGTAAATTCGCTAATAAATTCATTAAAACTAACAACGCTTATCAATCGGCTATAAGTGCAGGCTACTCTAAGGCTTATGCAAAGAATGCTGGAAAGTTTTTATTGGAAAATATTGGAATTAAAAATTACATCCAGCAAAAGACTGGAAGTGTTGAAAAACGTGAGTCTGATGAAGCTGACGAAGTGCTAAAAAACATCTATCGGATTGCGTCAGGCAGATCAATAAGCCATGACTTTGTTCGGATTGACAATTTAAAAAAAGAAGAAACAACTAACGAAACGACTATTACCCCGGCACCGTTTAAAGAGCAGGTTAACGCATCCGAGCTTTGGTTTAAGTTAAGCGGCCGACTAAAAAATGATAGCAAAGATGTTGAAGATCAAAAGATTCGTAAGCTTAAAGCTGACGCAGATATTGCGGAGGCTAAGGCTAAAGAGGCACGGAGTGGTGAAAGTAATGAGGGACAGACACTGATAGTTGATGATGTGGGAGGCATAGAAGATGAAGACGCTGGTAGTTGATGATACGAATATCAAGAAGGTTATCAGGATATCAGACTTGATTAACCCTCACTTTAAGCGAATGTGGACGACTGGTAAGCCTTATATCGTTGCAAACGGTGGCCGTGGCTCGTTCAAGTCGTCCGTTATCAGCTTGAAGTTAGTAACAATGGTCAAAAAGGCTATCATGCAACATCACAAAGCCAACGTCATTGCTGTGCTGGCAAACAAGTCAGACTTACATGACACGGTTTACAACCAGATACAATGGGCACTCAGTATGCTTGACATGGACAACGAGTTTATTGCTTATAAATCGCCGCTCACGATACAGCACAAGCGAACTGGCAGCACATTCTACTTCTACGGCGCTGACAACCCATATAAGCTCAAGTCAAACATCGTAGGTGATGTAGTGGCCGTCTGGTACGAAGAAGCCGCCAACATGAAGTCTAGTGACGTGTTCGACCAAGCTAACCCGACGTTTATTCGGCAGAAACCAGATTGGCTTGATCAGGTCAAAGTGTTCTACTCATATAATCCACCTAAGAACCCGTATGACTGGATTAACGAGTGGATAGATAAAGTGTCAAAGGATGACAATTATCTGATTGACACGAGTGACTATCGCTGCGACGTGCGTGGCTTTACCAGCAAGCAAACGCTTGACCTAATCGAGCAGTATAAGAAGAACGATTATGACTACTACCGTTGGCTTTACTTAGGCGAAGTTATCGGCCTGGGCACAAACATCTATAACCCGGCATTATTCAAGCCGTTAGAGGTGTTCCCAGACGACGACTACATTAATTCGCTATACTTCAGCCAAGATAGTGGCCAGCAGGTGTCAGCCACGACTGAGCTATGTATTGCACTGACGGCTAAGAAGCGCGTTATCTTACTAGATACGTATTACTATTCACCAGCTCATCAGTCGGTTAAGAAGCCACCTAGCGAGCTAGCAGACGAGCTGTACGCGTTTGAAGACAGTCGTGAGAAGCAATGGCACAAGAAAGCATGGAAACGATCGGCCGATGAGGCGACGTCTGACTATGCTATTGACCATGAATACTTTAAGAAGTATGGCCGGCACTGGCATCACGTACACAAAGTTGAGAAAACAGTGATGATTGACCATGTTCAGGACTTACTAGCCACTGGGCGTTTTTATTATCTTGATAATGAAGCCAACCAGATATTTATTGACGAACATCGCAAGTATCAATGGGACGGTGACACGCTGGAAAGCGACAAGCCAAAGGTTATCAAGGTAGACGACCATACATGCGATGCGTTTCAGTATTTCGTACTGGATAACTTGCGTGATCTTGATTTGAGATGGTAGGTGAAGCAATTGGGACTAATTCAACGAATTAAAGATTTATTCTGGAAGGGGGCGGCAGCCACGGGAGTAACAGGAAGCTTAAGTAAAATTACAGATGATCCTCGTATCAGTATTGACCCGGATGAGTATGTTCGTATTCAAACCGATTTGGAATATTACAGTGATAAATTGCAATATATCCACTATCAGGCATCAGATGGCATTGAAAGAAAGCGTCCCAAGAACACAATAAACATGGCAAAAACTGCCGCTCGCCGGATTGCCTCAGTGATTTTTAATGAGAAAGCTGAAATTCACGTCAAGGATAGCAATGAAGCGGACAAATTCTTAAACGATGTATTGGAAGATAACGACTTCAAGAATAAGTTTGAGGAAGCACTTGAGAGAGGAGTTGCCCTGGGTGGCTTTGCTATGCGGCCTTATATTGACGGCAACCATATCAAGATTGCATGGGTGCGGGCTGATCAATTCTACCCGCTACAATCTAATACAAATGATATTAGCGAAGCGGCCATTGCTAGCCGAACACAGCGTACTGAAAGCAATCAGACTAAATACTACACGTTGCTTGAATTCCATCAATGGCAAGGTGACGGTAGCTATCAGATCACCAACGAGCTGTACAAGTCAGATAGTCCCGACATAGTGGGCGATCAAGTACCACTATCCACATTGCCGGTATACAAAGAGCTGGCGCCACAAGTCACCATTAGCGGTTTACAGCGGCCACTGTTCGCTTACTTTAAAACGCCGGGAGCTAATAACATCAACATCGAAAGCCCGCTCGGCTTAGGTGTCGTGGATAACGCTAAGCACGTCTTGGACGATATTAATGATACTCACGATCAGTTTATTTGGGAAATAAGATTGGGTCAGAAGCACATTGCGGTCCAACCGGGTATGCTGCGGTTTGATGATGAGCACAAACCAACGTTTGATACTGAACAAAATGTCTACGTTGGCGTACTGTCAGATGACAATAATGGTCTTGGTGTTAAGGACATGACAACGCCTATCAGAACTGTTCAGTATAAGGATGCTATCGACCACTTCATCAAGGAGTTTGAAGTTCAAATTGGCCTGTCTACTGGAACATTTTCATATTCCGATGATGGCGTTAAAACAGCAACCGAGGTTGTCAGCAATAATTCAATGACTTATCAGACGCGTTCGAGCTATCTAACTATGGTTGAGAAGGCAATTGATGAGTTGTGCCAGTCAATCTTTGAGTTAGCCAACGCTGGTGATCTATTTGATGACGGTCAGCCATTATTTAAGCTTGACTCAGCCAGTCAACTGCTCGACATTGAATGCCATTTTGACGACGGTGTATTCGTTAATAAAGACAAACAACTCGAAGAAGACGCTAAAGTATTGGCTATTGGGGCACTATCTAAACAGACATTCCTGCAACGTAACTATGGCATGACTGACGAACAAGCCGCTGAGGAGTTAGCTAAGATTCAATCTGAAGCACCAACCGACACGTTTGAAGGTAGCCGGTCAGCCATTTTAAACGGCGGTGATGGTGAATGATCACCCAAGATTCGATGATGCACGATGCGAACGCGGCCGTTGACATCTATTCCAAGCTTGAACAGGATATTTACGCACGTATTATCCAAACGCTCAAGACAACTAACTTCGATACGGTAGACAGCAAGAACGTGCTTCAATGGCAAGTTGAACAGCTGGCTAAGATGGGTGTGCTAAACAAACAAGTCATTGCCTTAGTGGCCAAGTATACTGGCGAATCTCAACAAGCAATTACAAAGCTCGTACATGATAACGGGTTTCAAATTGTTAACGAAATTGATGCTACGTTGAGTCAGCAATTGCATAAGAAAATCGTGGTTGATGATGAAATTCGTGACACGATTAACTCTTTACAAAACCAAACATGGAAAGACCTGGACAACACGGTTAACCAGTCGTTATTGTCCACTAATTACAATGAGAATGGCGCTATGCGAGCTTATCAAGGCATCATCAAGCAAACCACCATGGAAACGGTAGTCGGCCTTAAAACGCACGATAGGGCTTTAAAAGATAACGTCTATAAATGGGTGGATGCTGGTATTAAGTCCAATTTAGTCGATAAGGGTGGCCATAATTGGTCACTGGAGGGCTATGCTCGTACGGTAATCAACACGACTGCTCATCGAACATTCAATAACTTGCGTTTGAAACGTATGCAAGACTTTGGTACCACCTTAGCAGTGATGAGTTCTCATCCAGCTGCTCGTAAAGCGTGTGCCTATATTCAAGGTCACGTTGTTAACCTTACCGAACCGGGTAGTGATACTTACAATGCCAAGTATGACAGCATTTACAATCACGGTTATGGTACGCCCGCGGGTACTCAAGGAATTAATTGTAGTCACGAGTTATATCCGTTCATTGACGGCGTTAACACTAACCACCAGCCACAGTATGACCCGCAAGCAGCAATTGCTAAGGGTGATATACAAGCTAAACAACGTGGCTATGAGCGAGCAATCCGGCAGTCTAAGAAAAAGCTGGCTGCTGCGCAGAAGTTGGGCGATGATGTTGGCGTGTCTCACTATAAATCGTTGATTAGTAGCCAACAAAAATCGTTACGAGAATTAGTAAAGGATCATGACTTCCTACATCGAAATTATAGTCGGGAACAAGTATATAGTAGTTAACCATAAATATGCTATTTGACCTGAGTACGTCACTAAACTGCTCATTACTTATGCAATCAATTCGCGCGGCCGTTACCGCGTAATAAATAACGTTAGGAGCGATTGGATTATGGAACGTAAGGATTTAGAAGCACTAGGGCTCGATGACAAACAAACGACCGAGGTGATGAAGCTCTATAACGCGGGTATTGAGCCAATTAAGCAACAAGTAGCCGATACTAAATCGGAACTTGATTCAGTTAAGCAGCAAGTTGTTGATCGTGATGGTCAAATCAAGTCGCTTGGCGAGCAAGCTGGTAACTCTGAGAAGCTTAACAAACAGATTGCCGCGTTACAAGAAACCATCAAGACAAAGGACAGTGAAGCTGCTGCTAGCTTGGCAAAGGTCAAGACTGACAATGCTGTACAAATGGCATTACGTGACGCTAAAGCTCGCGATGCTAAGGCTATCATGCCGTTTATCGACATGGATACTGTCAAGCTTGGCGATGATGGTCAACTGACCGGGATTGGCGAGCAGATCGAGAAGCTGCAGGAGTCGCACGACTACCTGTTTGACAAAGGTGACGACAATGGCGGTAAGCCAACCGTGAAGATTACTGCTGATGGAAATCCTAGCGGTGGCAACGGTGGTGGTGAACCGTCACTCGCACAACGTATTGCAGCACGAATGGGTGCTGCGGAAAAATAGGAGGAATTAACTAATGACTTTAGTATTAGATCAAAAGGATTTAAATACGATTGATAAAAAGTTTGCTGCAGAATCACAACTATGGCAACCACTTCAAGGCGGTGCCAAATCAATTACGGCTGCTGACTTTGATGGCGTTCATACCGTCCGTATCAACAAAATGGACGGCTTTGCAGAAGCTACGAAGTACATTCGTAATGGTGATAACGCTCGTCACAACATCAACGTTGAAAAGGTACCAATCGAATTGAAGCAAGAAGACTGGATTGGTTACGATTTAGACAAGCTGGATATGTCCGAAAGTGGCGCGTTGACTGTTCAAAACCTTGTAGAAGAACATCAACGCTTGATCACGGTACCACATAAGGATAAATTCATTGCACAAACCATCTTTGATAACGCTGGCACGAAGATTACTGACACGATTGACAGTAAGAACGCTTTAGCGGCCTACGATGACGCAGAACAATTCATGCTTGACAATGAAGTTCCTGGTGGCTTTGCAATGTTCGTTTCCAGTGCCTACTACAAGGCATTAAAGAACGCTGACGGCGTGTCTAAGACGTTCTCTGTTAACGACATGAGTATCAACGGGATTAACCGCAAAGTCGGTCAAATTGACGGTAGTGTGCCAATTATCCCAGTTGCTAAAGGCCGGATTCAAGGATTAACCATCACTGACGCCGTTAACTTCTTCTTGCTTCCATTGAGCGCCATTGCTCCAATTACGAAGTATGATTCAGTTGACATCGTATCTGACGACACTGACCGTTCTGGTTACCGTACTACTGTTAAGGGCTTGTCATACTACGATGCTATTGTATTTGACAACGCTAAGCCTGCTATCTACGTAGCTGCTACGCCTGGAACATCAACTTCTTCAACTGGTAAGTAATTTAGACTGGAAGTGATTAGATGGCCTATTTGACTTTTAAAGAGTATCAACAGAATGGTTTTACCATGATTACTGATGAAACAATCTTTGATCAACACGAACGGGCTGCTGAAATGCAAATTGATATTACGACTCAGTTCTTTTATAACGCTGACTACGCCGCTCATTCGCTAGTTGATGACTTGGCTGGCACTCAATGGCAAGCATTCCGTGCTAAGCAGTTCAAGCGAGCAGTCGCCTTGCAGTGTGACTACTTCGATGAAGTTGGCGCCGATACGCCTATTGGCATTGCTAATCAGGACTTATCTAGCATTGAGATTGGCCGAACCCACGTACAGGCAAACTCTAACGTGAATGCCACTAATTTCGGCAAGACTGGGCTAGCTAACGGCGTGGTTGCAATCTTGGCCCAAACCGGGTTGATTAGTAGGGCGGTGGGGTACCGTTGAGGATGAAACCACCGAACCGGATGGGGCAGCAGACAATCAGGCTAACCATGCCTGATCCAACAAAAAGGGAGGAGGGGGGCAAACCATGGGCGGCAACGC